CTTGACTTCAAACTTGTACTGATCTATTAGCCAGAATTTATCTTGTATATCCATGGCTTTTAAATCATCAGTTTCTTTTTTAGACAATGTCTTTTTAAAGAATTGTTCTGCATACTTAATAAGATCATTATTGATCTTAGTTTCTGCTATATGTAGTACATCTACATATTCTCTGTGTGCAATCATAGTTGAATTCATATTATTTATTATTTATTGATTATCCAAATTAATTAAACTATCTAATTGAGTATAAGTACCACCATATACTCTATGGCTTGATACATTCTCTACCCAAATAGAATCTTCACTTACTTCTAAGTAGTATTCAATGTCGATGTTACCACCAACATCTGTCCAGTCTTTTGACACATTTTCCGGAGTCTTTGTTACTGAACTAGCATAAGCATAACCAAGTATAACTTGTATTATACAGAATGATACAGCACCTACTAGTATGCCTATCACAAATGAATCATAAATCCTTGTTTTCATATTTATATTTGTTTTAAAAGTTAGCTATATTAATTAATTAATAGTAATATATAATATTATAATTATAGTGTAGTATTCCTACTTAAGAAACTAAGGAGAGAATAATACTCAATAACATTCTCACACTTATATTTACAGATTTCCGTGCACACATTTGTAGAATCTATAATAATAGTTCCTGTGTTGAGTATGCACACATTGTATAATAAATATATAATACTATATTTCTAGTAAATGTTATTGAGTATTGAGTAATCATTACTAATGCTGTAGACATATACTATTTACTAAAGAAAACAAAATAATGCGGTAGCATTATTTCCCAATTCAAGTAAAGGGTTAGCAAAAAAGAGGGAATACTAATTACTAAAAAATGAAGAGTAGGACCTAAGTCCTACTCTATCATCATTAATGCTTACAAATCTTCATTCAATGTTGCATCATCACCTGTTGCTACAGGTTCTGGTATGAATGAATTTGCAGTACTGCTTGATACTTTACCTGCACCAAATACTTTGTCTGCTAATCTGTTTGCAAATGCACTTGCTAGAACACTACTTGTTTGTTCTAACATTTCCAATCTTGCAACATCTTTTCTTGTTTCAGATTGATCCAATGTAAAGTTCCCATCTTGTTTAAGATACAATGGAAGTTCATCTCTAAATGCATCCATATACATTGTATGCAACTGTGGTTCACCTGTTGCAGACTTTCTTGGATACTGTTTAAATTGCGGAGAATTAATATACTGTTTAATTTCCTCTACTGTACCCTTGATGGTGTAAATGTGGAAGGTTTTACCTTTTTGTTCACCTTCTTTACGGATGTAATTTCCTGCATAAATTGCTTTCATAATGTTTAAATTTTAGTTAATGAATAATTATTATCAAGATAAGTTAAGGGTTAGCCAAAAGAGGGAAAAAGAAAAGCATAACAGATGTGACCTATTTGGTCACAATCTGTTGTGCTGATTGAATGTAGATGGATTCATATCCAGCTGCATTCTTGTAAAGCCGGTAAATGATGTTATACAATCCAGGAGATTGGATAAGATCTTTGACAACGGCTTTAGGAATTCTGGGCAACCAGGATTCCGTGTTGACTTTCTTTATACCATAAAGGAAGTCATGAGACTTCAAAGGAAGGATGCTCACCAGAGCTGACTGAGTTGGAAGTTGTTCTTTCATACAAATTAATTTTGTATGCAGTTGATGGGTTAGCCACAGTCTGACTTGACAAAAGTTTTTTCTCTGGCACAGGAAAAAAGTTTTTTCTAGTCAGATCAGAGATCACCTGTCTGGAAGAGATGGGGGGTACCCCCAGCTGTGACAGGGCCGGGGTGGCTCTGACTAGGGGGTCATCACATTCTCTTATTTACAACATTTGGAATTTCAAAAAAAATTTTTATATTTGTAGAAGTTTCTTGCATAAGAGATTTATTAGTTCGTTCAGACAGACCCTGGTAGTAATGTACCGGGGTTTTGTTTATCTTTACTTTATGAAAGTTTACTTTGATCATGTTACTGGGTTTGGTAAGGTAAGTGACCTGGAGGTTATAGTTAATTGTGCTTATGGTATACTAGAACCTAATGAGTCTGATATAGATGCATTACACCAAGGATGGATTCCCTGGGAGGGTAAGTGGTATAATGAGAGGAGTACCAGAATAAATCTGTCTGAGTACTCACCGTCCAAGACTACTAAGAAGTTATCTAAAAGAATTACTGTTAAACAAGGGAGTATTGATACTTCTCTAGAACAGTATACAGAGCTGTATAATAAGTACTGTAAATACCACGGGTTTGCAAGAGATATAAAACTAGAGTCTTTTAAGGATTGTTCTGTTATTGAATATCACACAGATTCATTAGTAGGTATTAGTTTGTATAGACCGTTTGATACTGAGTTTGTTGCATATCAGTTTATCTGGGATTATGCAGATCCTAAACTTTCCCTGGGGACAGTAGCACAGATGGTAGAATGTGAAACTGCTAAACTCCTAGGTTGTGAGTATGTATATCTTTTAGGTGGGTATGAGTTATGTTGTTTATATAAAAGTAACTATAAAGGGTTTGAGTTCTGGACGGGTAAAGAATGGTCCAGAGATTTAGAGTTATATAAGAAGCTTGTAGAAAGAGATGAAAGAATTAAAATTATAAAATATGATCTTTGAACCAACCAATAGATTAGAAGTTAACACACCAAAAGGGCCCGGGGTAATTTGGTTAGTAACAGACTATGGGCATGAAACAGATACAGTGTATACTGTGATAATTACTGAGACTGGAGAATTCTGGCAGTATACTCATAAAGATATAAGGGCAAAAAATAATTTGACATTTAGAAGAAAAATAGATCCAAGTATTGGAAAATAGTTTTATATTTGTAGTGTTCATTTTTAGGATTAAAAATTTACTTAAATTGATTGATGCTAGAAGCCCTGGAATTTTTTCCGGGGTTTTTAGTTTAAACAAAAAAAGTTTTTATATTTGTTCTCTACTAAGTTTGTTATATGAGATGACTGATCAGCAAAAAAAGTTATGGTTGCATGTTGCAGAAAAAACAGGATCTAACTTAGAAGCTAGGATGGTATATGATGAACTACTTAAAAAATTAAATATGTCAGAAGAAACAATTATTTTATCCCTTGTGGAAACAGAGAATGGGATAGAGGTGCATTTAAATGAAAAAGCTTATGATAACTTTGCAGTTATCGGATTGATTGAAAGGATTAAGTTGGACTTGTTGACAAGACCAGATCTTCCTATTCATGATCTTAGAAAGAACGAAAAAGAGAAAGCAGAAAAGTCTTCTCAAAAGTATGATGCGTAAATTTTTAAAACCAACAATATGAAACCATTTAAAAAACTAAGAGGTAGGACTATTCTACTTAGTGTACCTGAAAGAAAAAAGTCAGCACTTGAGTTGTCTGCTAAAGATGAAGAGGCAATGATGCAAGAAGCAGCTAAACTATGGAGTAGACTTACAGTTTATGCCATAGGAGATAAAGTAGAAGAAGTAGAGGTAGGGGATGAAGTATATGTAAGAACATCATCACTTAATATGGAGACAGTAGAAAGAATTGATATAGATGGTTCTGTAAAGCTTGTTCTTAATGAAGGTGATGTAATTATAGTATGGTAAGTTATGAGAGGAAAACTTTATGATACATATAGACCAAGTCCAGGTGATACATACTCTCCATATAAAGGTATGGCCGAAGGAGTTTATGGAAAGGATACCAGCATTACTACCAGTACTTGTCCTACAGCAGAAGAAATAGACTGGCAGAAAAGAGTTGTAAACTTAGATCAAGGACCAAGACCTAAATACTATGGTGGTGTAGATAATCCATATGAAGTATTTGAGGTGTTAGAGGCTTGGGGACTTGACAAAGACTTTTATCTAGGTAATGTAATTAAGTATGTTGCAAGAGCTGGTAAAAAAAATAAATTGACTGAAAAGGAGGATTTACAAAAAGCTTTAGTATATTTACAAAAAAGAATTGACTCGTTATGATACTGAAAGGAATCATGTTTATATTTGGTGTATTAGTCCTGGGCTTTTTATTCTTAGTAAATAATGCTATGAGTAGACCTTTATATAATAAGATACACAATGTCTGGGAAGAAGATCCAGAAGGAAAGAAATATGCTAATATAACTTTGACTGTAATGTTATTCATTGCATTTTTTATGGGACTTATGTTTTAACCTTTAACTCTCCAAACAAAAAGATCCTCAGAAATTTTTCTGGGGATTTTTTTATTTCAAATATTTTTTGTATATTATAGTATATTATTTATTAAATTATTAAATCATGGATATTTTAAATTTTATTTCCTGGGTTAGAGGAAAAAGAACAGTAAAGACTGTAAATCCTGCAAAAACATTATTACCTATAGCACTTAAAGATGGTAGAAGAGATGACAGATGGTTAACTGGTGCTATCAGTGTACAAGATTTTGTAGATCAATTAGCACCTGGTACTGTAGGACCAGCCGGTCCACAAGGACCTCAAGGGCCAGCAGGTGTAGCAGGACCTCAAGGAAATCAGGGTGCAACAGGAACTGCTGGTATACAAGGGATTCCTGGAGTACAAGGTATTCAAGGAATACAAGGACCTGTAGGACCTGCAGGTTTAGTATGGGAAGGTACATGGGTATCTGGTACATCTTATTCAATAAATGATTCAGTTGGTTACAATGGTGCTTCATATTACTGTATTGCTCCAACATCAGGAACAACAGCTCCTAGTTCAGATTTTACCCATTGGGCATTGTTAGCATCTCAAGGTGCACAAGGTGTACAAGGTATTCAGGGTCCACAAGGTATACAAGGTGCTGTTGGACCTCAAGGTATACAAGGACCAATTGGTTTAACTGGAGCTACTGGTGCTCAAGGACCTCTTGGACCAGTGGGACCAACAGGTGCTCAAGGAATACAAGGTGTACCTGGGCCAGTAGGACCTGCTGGACTAAATTGGCAAGGTGCATGGGTTTCTGGAAATTCATATAATGTAGATGATGCAGTTGGTTATGCAGGTGCATCTTACTTTTGTATAACAGCAACATCAGGAACTACTAGTCCAGATATTGATCCATTAAATTGGGCTTTGTTAGCAGCAGAAGGTCTTCAAGGACCTGCAGGTGCAACTGGTGCTACGGGTGCAACAGGAGCACAGGGTGCACAAGGACCACAAGGAGTTCCAGGACCAGTTGGTCCAGCAGGATTAAACTGGAGTGGTGCATGGTCTAATGCTGGTACATATGCTGAGAATGATGCTGTATCTTTTGCAGGTGAATCATTCTTTTGTTATAATCCATCTGGTGTAGGACCATCTGTTATAGACCCTGCTACTGATACAGCTAACTGGGCACTACTTGCTGCACAGGGTGCTACTGGTCCTCAAGGTCCACAAGGAATTCAAGGAATCCCTGGTCCTGTAGCAACTCAGTATATTAACCCTATATTTAACCATCCTGATCGAGGAACTACAGTTACTGGAACTACTGTTCCTGTTGTTTCAGTATTTAGGGATATAAGTGGTGTATTAGCAACAAATTCAATTCTTGAGATATCTTGGAGTTGTTATAGATCTACTGCACTAGGAGATGTTCAATCTCAAGTATATTTGTCAGATCAACCAGATTTTTCAGGTACTTTTGTAAGAATAGCAACAGGTGCAAATCAACCTGCAGCAGTAAATGCATACTTAAGAAACATCAGAGATGTTAAAAAAATAGATAGTGTATTTACATTTTTTAATGGAACTCAACAATCATCAAGTGATTTAAGTAATAACTTTAATACAAGACAAAGTTCAACTGTAGATTTAGGTCAGCTTTACATTTTGTTTGCAATTCAATTAATTAATGCTGCTGATGAAGCATTTATAGACAGAGTTCGTGTAACTGAACATGTTGAATATTTATAATCAGTAATATTTTAAAATTATATTATGGGAACATATCCAGAATACGAAAATCCTGATAATGCTAAATCTGTAATGCCTGAGTATAGTTCTAAACTTACTCAGATGTATCAGTATCAAAATAGATCAGTAGCTAAATTTTTATCTGATATAGGAAGAATGATTTCTAAAAGAGAATTTGCAAATGATACAGCAGCTATAGCAGCAGGATTGAAATCTGGAGATTTATATAGTACTCCAACAGGAGAAGTAAAAGTAATTAAATAATTAAAAATTAGAAATCATGGCAGATGTAAAAAAACCAATTGAAGAAGTAGGTCCAAGACCAGAACCAGGTAAAACTAAAGTTGTAGGTTTTACAACAAAAAATATTACACCAGCTGTATTTGCAACAGGTGAATATAAATCAAAACCAGAAGCAAAAGCTGTTGAGTTAACTAGATTATTAAAAGGTTTATTGGCAAATGGTATATGGCAAAATGTACTAGATGCTGCTACATCAGGAGTACCTTCAGGTACATTTATTATAGTAGATAATCCTGAAACTAGAGAACAAGAATTTACAGTAGAGATAGTACCATTTATTCGAAGAAAAAAAGGAGACGTTAAATAATTAAATACCCTAATTATTTAGGGTATTACTTTTAAAACAAAAAGACATGTTAAATAATATATCTAACTTTTTCAATCTTGTTAAAGGTAAGAAAGTAAAGAAAACTTTAGTACCAAATGACATGATTGCTATTGGTGTTAGAGATACTGCTAATAGAGCAGACTATCAACCTGCTGGTATTTTCTTCAAAGATCTTAAAGATCAGCTAGGAGTAACACTTACTACTACAGGTACAGGAGGAGCTGCAACATATATTGGTGGTACATTAAATATTCCAGTATATCAAACTAGAATTCCTCATCTTGAGTGGAATGATAGCAATAAAACAGTATGGTGTAATGGTTTAACTAATAATAGTGAAAATACATCTTTTGGTGAGAGTACTTTTAATAATCTAACATCTGGTTCTAAACTTACAGCCTTTGGATTCTCTGCACTTAGTGCAAATTCTAGTGGTACTTATAATACAGCATTTGGTACTTATGCACTTCAATCAAATACTACAGGAAGTGATAATAATGCATTTGGTGCTTTTGCTCTTTGGAACAATACCACAGGAAGTTACAATACAGCTATTGGAGATGGTACATTAACTCAAAATATTAAT